TGCCAGTCTTCGGGCCGACGATGTTCGTGGCCTCGAAAGGCCCGCCTTCAAGCGGCATCTCGTAGTTGACGATGCCGACGTCGACGATGAAGCCGTTGGCATCGCGACCAGCGACCGTGCCGTTTGCAAGCGTCGCGCGCTTGAACAGCATGTTCGGGTCGCCAGCCATCGACTCTTCCATTGCCTTTGCGCCAGCCTCTGCGACGTCGCGGCCCGGCTGGCCTCCAAGCGTTCCGGAGATGTACCTGCCGCCTTCTCCAGCAAAGTCGCGGCGCAGACCCCTCTCAAAACTGCCAAGGTCGAGTTTCTGACCAAGGTTGTAGTGCCAATGATCTTTCTCTGCGAACCACATGATCGCCTGAAGGTCTGCCGCCGTGATGCCCGGAACGATGTCGTTCAGTCGCTGCGCAGCAAGCGAGAATGCTTCAGCGCCGACGCCGTATGCGCCGCTGATGCCGAATCCGCGAGTGGCGCCAGTAACCGCTCCGGTTGATGGATCGACAATCGCGCCCGCTTCCTTGCCGTAGGTTCCCTGAACGCCTTCTTCTGCCGATGGAGCGATTCGACCACGCTCCTGACGTCGTGCTTCGCCAAGACGCTCCCACAGAGTTCCGGCAGCGGACTCGTCCATTGCCACGCGCGGCATGTTTGCAAGACGCTGCAACGTTCGAGCCGCCCAAACGTCGACGGTCGCCATGTTGAAGTCACCAAGCAGGTTCTTGGTGAAGTTGCGCGTCTTCGGATTGCTGCCGTACTTGACGGTCGCCCACATTCCAGCAAGGACGCGCATGGCCGATTCGGTGTTGCTTCCGAACAGGTTGCCGACGTCGCTGCGAATCTTCAGTTCTTCTGCGAACTCCGGCTTGAGGCCAACTTCCTTCTCGACAAGAGCAGTCACTTCCGCAGGGCTTGGCGAGGCAAACTTGCCCTTTACCTCTTGTACCGCTTGGGCATACGTCATGCCCTGTTCGCGAAGTTGCGCGATGGCAGCCTTGCGTGCCTCGCCTCGCTCTGCCGAACCAGCCTCACGAATGCGCTTCTCTGTTTCAGCGTATCGAACTTCGTATGCCTGCGACTCTTCGAGGTAAGCGACGTACTTCGCCATCTGATCGTCGTACATCCCGCTGGTGAACTGACGCAGGATGTCGGTCGCGTAGCGCCAGTTGGTTGCAACCGGAGTCTTTGCGCTAGTAGCACCAAGCAGTTCGGCAAAGATGTCGGAGTACGGCCCGTACAGGCCGCGCACGTTTTCCGCAATGTCGCGGTACCAGCGCCCGGCAGACATGACAGCAAGCATGCGATCCTTGACCGGGCTATCGCCAGTCTGCTGTGCAGCAGATTGCATGATGCGAACTTCGTCGACCATCTTGGTGGCAAGGTCTTCGACGCGAGCCTGCCACTTCGGTGAGCCGGGCTTCAGCGCATCGCCCATCTCGTCGAGATGGAACGTGTGACCCTGCTTCTCGAACTTCCAAATGGCCTTGAAGTTGCCTTCGTCGTCAACGTCGAACTTGAGCGACGGATTCTCCTTGTTGCCAGCAGCGATGGTTGGCGTAGACCACCCATCCTGCGGCGAATACTTGTCGCGCAGTTCGCGCAGGGCATCCTCTGCCATCGTGCGCAACTGGCCCGGAAGGCGCTGGACATCCGCTTCCGTCAGGGATTCAGGGATGACGCCTTCCGGCCACAGTTCTTCCTTCTTCCACCAGTTCTTCTTGGTCGAGTAGACGGCGACCGCATCGTTGATCAGCAGGCCCATGTCCTCGCCTACGCCACCACGAACGATGGCGCTGGCGCCTTGCTCTCCAGCCTGACGCATCTGCTCCGCGCCTTCGTAGAGCAACTTGTGCATGCGCTCGCTGACGTTGTCGGGAAGCGTGAAGAAGATGCGCTCCCAGTCAAGCCCGGCAGCGGTGAATCGACGGAACAGCACGTCGGCCTGATCGGGCGCAACGTTGAACGAACTGGCGATCATGGCGCGCGTGACGCGGCGAACTCCATCGACGTACTGGCCCAGCGGGAACTCCTGCTGAACCTTGACCAGCGCCTCTTCATGGGTCATGCCGTCGTTCAGCAGTTGTCCCATGCGTCGGCTTCGCTCAACGCCGTATGCAGTCAGTTCAGCAACAGCGCGAGCCGTGTCCTTGCTGATTGCCGCCTCGCGAATGGGGCGCGGCATCGTCTTGAGGATCGAATCGGGTTCGAGGCCGCCGACCTTCTCCAAGTACCTGATGGTGTTTGCCATCGTCGCGCGAGTTGCGCCTCCACCAGCAGCAGCAGCAGCCTTGATGCCGGGCGTCGCGGCCTCGACAACGCCGGAAAGAATGGCTCCTTCAAGGAAACTGACAAGTCGGCCACGGAATCCCTTGCCTTCCTCCGTCAGTTCCTTCGCATCGAATGCAGCCAGCGCATCTTCGCCGACTCCGAACTCGCGAAGCATGGTCGAGAGGTTGCCAAGTCGAGGATCAAAGACAACCGCAGCGGCGATCTCTCCTGCGGCGGCTGCGCGAATCAGTTGGCCTGCGGTTCCGGCCTTGCCAACCTTCATCAGAGCGGCGGCAGGCCCGTATCCGACGTAGAACTGCGCGATTCCTCCAGCCAGTTGCGGGATCACGTACTCCGACGAGTACATGTTGTCGGTGTACGTCAGGGGTGTCCCACCAAAAACATCCCTGACGACAAGGTTGTACACCGACTCGCCAGCGCGCTGCGGAGCCTGCAAGGCCATGCCTGCTGCGTCGACAATGTTGTTCCACACCCAGCCAGCGCCATACGATCCGGCGGTTCGGTTTGGGTCGCCAGCGTCACCCACGGTAAGGCTCGAAGGCCACTTCGTCCATGACGTGAGGAAACTGTCCTTGCCTTCTGTCTTGTAGTACCACGCGACGTAATCGTCGTATGTGAAGTACCCAGTTCGCTTCTTTGCGAGGTTGACGGCAGACTGCCGCTCCATCGCGTCGCGGCCCGGAGCGGTGTCGCGGTCAATGCGCATCCACTCGTTCAGCGCCGCAAGCCTGTCTTCGGGCGAACTGTTTGGGTCGAGGACAATGTCGCCATAGTCCTTGAGCGCCTTGCGCTCCTTCTCACCAAGAACCTCCGCGCGGTACGGGTTCAGCCGCGAAAGTTGCCCGGCTTCAATGGCGCTTTCGTAGGTGGCAGGAGCGTTCGCGTCGTCAAAGGCCGTGCTTGCCCGGATGTTGTTCAGGATGGACGTAGCGTTCTTCTGATCGTCGGTTCCTGCGACCTGCATGACGAGCGGAAGGATGCTTGCATCCTGTCGCATCTGTGCCTGCATGAGGCGCATTGCCGCAATCTCGTCCTGCGGATACATCGGGCTGCCGCTCTCGCCCATCCTGACGACATCGCGCATGGCCTGCTCTTGCGTTCGGTCAAGCGACGGCGGCGCTCCGTAACGCTGCTGAAGATTGCTCTCTGAAAGTCGAGCGCGTGCAGCAGCAGCCGCAAGCGCTGGAGTGTCTGCACCGGAAGCAGCGAGTTCTTCGGTCGCCGACATCTTGCCAGCGGCACGGAGTCGTTCGGCGTAAGCCTGCTCCGCTGGAGAGTTGAGCGGAGTCTGCGACACCGACGTTCCGCTCGCCAAGTCTGACGGCGTTCCCGCTCGCTTGTCGAACATGCGGTCGGAGTTGTTGTCGTCGGTAGGAGGCAGGTTCATCGCTTGTTGGACTCCGTCTGCATGCGGCGCGTTCCATCGGTGTGGAACTGCTGGATGGTGTCAATGGTAAACAACGGCTCAAGCGTGTCGAGCAGTTCCTCGCGAACCTTGAACGGCTCCGTGCGCATCCTCGCCTGAATGTCGGGGCGCATCAGGAAGTTGTTGACCTGACGGTCGTAGTCGCGCAGCAACTTCTGACGCTTGAGCGTGACGCCCGGCTCCGAAACGGCCTTCAGCGCGCCAGTCGCCTGATCGACGATGACACGGCCTTGCTCCTTGGCGAAGGCCAACTCCATCATGTCGAACTCTTGTGCAATAGTTCTGCGCATCTCTTCGACGTCGACGTCCTTGCGAATGGTCGATCCTGTCTGCCACGCTGCACGGGCATCCTGAACGCGCTTGAACGCTTCCGGCGACAGCATGCCGCTCTGACCAAGCAACTGGGCGTCGGTTTCGATTGCCTGCATCTCTTCAGGCGTCGTGGCTTCGCTCATGCGCACAAGCATGCGCGTAGCGTTGTCGTCGCGGAACTGGTTGCCTTCCGTGCCAGCCAGTTTGCGGAACATGATGGTGGCGCTGGGGCCGTACTTGTCGGTCAGTTTGGCGTTGAAGTCGGCGACCTTCTTGGGATCGCCAGTAGCCGGGCTGGCGAGGAACAGCATGATCTCCGTGGTCATCACGTCGTCACGCTTGTCGTTGTTGTCCTTGATGAACTTCGCCTCCGTGTCGCGAAGCGCCATCAGCCTGTCGATCCTGATGTTGAGGTTCTGAACCACCTCGTCGCCGGGCTGGAACACCATGCGCGAGTCGAGTTCGACTGGCAAGTCCATGTCGTCCCAGTCCTTGTCTGTCAGTTCCTCGCCAGCCTTGAGTCGGTCGTATGCCGCGTTGTACTGCGACATGATCTTCTGCGCCGCGTTTGGATCATTGGGGTTTGGGCTGATCGCCTCGCGGTCGACGTCGACCGGATACGTGTACAGGCCATCGACAAGCGCCTGCGTAAACGCGATTCGGTCGTCGATTGGAAGCGTGTTGTCGAGAATGATGGCGTCGGCGTCGGTGATGAATCTGCGCTGCGCATCAGCATCCCAGCCGCCCATGTCCTGCATGCGACCGATGGAGTGAGAGATGGCATCAGCGCGCCTGCTCATCTCCATCCGCGACTCCATGACGGAGCCAGTCGGGTTCCTTTGCAGGTAGTGCAGCGCCTGAATGTTGGCCTTGACGAACTCTTTGTCCTCTTCGACGGTCGCCTTGCGGAGTTGCGCCTCAAGAGTGCCCCACTTGTCAGGGCTTGCGTCCTTTGCGGCTGCGCTCATCAACTGGCTCGTCTTGATGTAGTCGCCCTTGTCGAAAGCCAACTGCGCGGCAGGAAGCAGGATCGTGTCGGCGTACATCTGATCGTTCCAGTTTTCCCGCATCCACTCGTACTCATGCTGCGACTGTGGATTGCCTTCGCGCGGAGCAGGGAAGATTTCTCCGAAAGCCTGATCGCGCGACGGGATCGCCGTCTGTGACGTGACGCCCTTGACGAACGTGTTGATTCGGTAGTCGCGCTCTTCCTTGCGCATGCTGGTGCGCATCTCAATCGCGGCATCAACAGCATGCGGAACGAATGCGTTGGCAAAGCCGGAAACGACGAGCGGATCGGCGCCCTCGCCCATGATCTGCGTCGCCACGGCCTGATACCAAGCGGGGAGTTCGTCATCGCGCACGGCGTCAGGCGGCGCGTACTTGGCGACGTTTGGATCGAACGGCGCCTTCGGCAACTGCTTGACGATGGCGATGTCGTCCATAGCAGCGTCGGCGCCCTGCCCCTGCTTCATCGTCGCGTACTCGCGCTTGCCAGCACGCTCCTGCGCGTAGAACTGACCAAGTTCGTTGAACGCGCCTTGCGCCGACCGCAGAGCAAGCATGATCTGCTGCAACTGGTCGGGGACGTTGACCGCATACACGGGCACCGGATCGGTGCGAAACCGATAGTCGGGCGGCGGCGGCAGTTCGTTGCCTTGCAGCAGCGTCGTCGGTAGTCGAGGGGTTTCGTTTCGCTGTGGCATGGTGTTTACGACATCGGAAGTGCGTTACCGAACATGTCCTGATTCGGGCCTTGCAGTTGCCGCATGCCGCCAGCGATGGACAACCCAGTACCAAGTCCCTGAAGCCCACCCGTGATTCCCGAAAGGAACGGGTTCTGCGCCTGCATGGAGTAGTTCATCGCCTGCGACTGGTACGCCTGCGTGCTCGACAACTGCTGCTGCTGATAGTCGAGGTTGGCGCGGCGCACGGCTTCGTATCGGCCACGTTCGATCATGTCCTTGGCGAACGACTCGTCGAAGAACAGTTGGTTCATCATCTGTTCGCCGACGCCGCTTCCAGTCGACAGGCCGCTCATGGCAGCGCCTGCGCGCAGGCGCCCGCGAGCGGCGGCTGCTTCGCGCTCCTTCATGCGAGACTCTGCCGCAGCGCGGTCGGTGATCTGCGATTCGATGAGGTTGCGCTGGGATGTCAGTTGCTTCTGACGATCCTGATTCGCTGCGGCCTGCATGGCGATGCCCTGCCTGATCCGCTGATTCATCATCACAGCGCTCGCGGTAGATGCCGCCGCGCTTGCAGCCGTGATTGCGATGACTGCTGCGATTTCTCCACCTGTCATTGCTTGTACTCCCGCAGAGTTGCAAACGTACCGTGATACTCGACACCGCTCCACGTAACCGGGAGGACGGTATCAGACGTAAGTTTGATGACGCACCTGTTTGCCTGCGTGCTTACCCAGCACGTGTGCAGCCCGCTGTCGTCAAAGCCTCCTACAGGAACGAACGCGGTAGACGTCGAGATTCCCGGGTTTCGAGCAACGTCGACCGTGTACTTTCCGCTGTTGACGTGGTCGACGATCAACTTGTGCAGCATCGTCCGTCCATCCGTGATGGGCCTGTCTTCGCTTCTGAAGATGACCTCGCTCAACTCAATGAAGGCGTCGTAGTTGCGCCCAAGAATCACTTTCTTGGCGCTGTGGTTCCCGGTGACGCGGATGGTTCCGTTGACGTGCGTCGCGGCAGCAGTCGTGAAGTCATCGAACACGCACGTGTCAATGGCAGCGTTGTAGTAGCCAAGGCTCCATGACGTGTAGTTGCCTCCGGCGTTGTACGTTCCCTGCCCAGCGTTGAACATGCGGTACTGGTCGAGTTGAACCTGATTTGTCCACCCTTCCTGCGGCGACGATTCGTCTGTCAGGTTCATCTTCTCGACGAAGATTCCCGACGTGCCCGACGCTTGATCGTCGTCACGGCGCAGGATGAACAGTTCGTCGTCGATGATCTTCGCGTCTTGAATGTTGTCGGTGCCGAACTGCCACACGCCCCAAGCGCTCTGCTTGCGCTCGTTGCCAACGTTGTACGAACGGTACACGTACATGTACGAGGCAGGCAGGGTTCCCTTCGGAGCAGGTGCCGGATACGAGTCGAGCGTAACGGTGTGTCCCGACGTGATGATTGCCGTGTCATACGGCTGCGGAGGGACGTCGCCAACCCACGTTGATGACGTGCTCCAGTTGCCAGTCTGTGCGCTGATGACGATTCGTTCGATGTCATCCGCTTTGGGGCGTGCGATGCAGCACACCATGTCGCTGTTCGCGCTTGCGTCCATGCTGATGACGTCTACCGGAAGCAGGTCGTCGACGTGCTTGGTGACGTCTGCCGCGACGTTGCTGACTGCCGTGTCGGAGTAGAAGTATTCGTAGAGCAGCGTCTTGCTTGGGTGGTCGCCAAGCATGTAGATGCGCTCGCCGACAGCGACAGGACGGATGTTCTTGGTCGAGTATCGCGTGCTTGGGCTGACGGCAACCTGACCCGGGCCGAACACGTCACCGCTGGTGACTTCAAACTGCTGCCCGGCCCGGGTCAGGACAAGAACGGATCGGCGGTAAGGTACAACGTGATCGACGATTGTGACGTCGTTTGCGCTCAACTGAACTTCGATGGGGTCGGCATCGGTAAGCAGGTCAGCCCGTTCCTTGAACAGGTTGAACAGGTCGTCCGTAGCGCTGAAGAACACAAAGTCGTCGCTGCACAGGATGAGCCTGTTCCGGAAGTATCCGATGTCGCTGACCTTTCGCCCGCCGACGATGAACTTCGGCGCTGGCTGGGTAAAGTCCTCGCCTCTTCCAATGGTGTATGCAGAGTTGTTCATCGTCGACGACACGATGCTGACAAGGCTGTCAACCTTCAGGTCAGGCGAGAAGTCGACGTAGATAGGCTTCTCCGGCAGAGGCCCGCCAGTCACGATGATCTTGCCACGGACGATTGACCTGATTCCTACGATGGCGTCGTCAGGGTAGTCGTCGGGGTCAAGGCCGTTTCCGGTCAGGCATTCCTCAATCTGCTTGGAGTTCGCGTTCCACGGAACGGTCGTCGGCGTCGTGTTGCCTAGATACCGCATCTTGAATGAGCCGCTGGTTGGCGCTGTCGATCCAGCAGCGATGACCTGCCTGTAGAACGTTCGCTCCTTCCAAGTACACACGTCGATGCTGAATGCCAGCGGAGTCGTCGTCGTTCGCTGCATGCGAACAGGCATCGTGTTGGCATCAATCCCGACGCCATTCAACTTGGTCGCAGTCGGACGAAGCGTGTTCGCGATGAAGGTGTTGTCAGCGATAGTGACAAAGCGAAGGTTCTCTGCCTTCGCGCCGCCGTATGCAAGATATTGCGCAGCGGCTGTGCTGACGGTAGGCGTGACGACGGTTCCGGCGTTGACGTCGATGATTCGGATGTACCCTCCCGACCCGCAGACGACGAGGTATTCCTCCTCATCGTCGCGCTCAATGCGGTGCAGGCGGTACTGCTGGTTGTACGTCGCTCCGCTGATGAAGGCTACGTGCTTCGTTCCTGATCGCTTGCGAGCGCCGTCGACAACGTTGAAGTTGACGTTGAGCGAATCGGCAACCTGACCCGGATACCGGATCGTCGGCGACTGCTTGCTGATGCCGTGCATCAGCCCGGGGATGCGCTGGTACAGGTTTGCCGTTGGCATTTAGCCTCCCTGCTCTCGCTGCCCGCCTCCGGTGTTGGGGAACATCGGCTGTGTGTTCGGAGGCAGATCGCTTCGAGAAGCCTCGTTGCGATCCGCGCGCATCTCCGACTGTACGTACTCCTGCTGCATCTGACTGTCGGCCAACTGGCTGTTCTGAAGCCTGCGCTGGAACAGCAACTTGGCTTGCGCAATCACGACGTCGGCCAACTTGACCGGAAGGTCTTCCCAAGCAAGCAGCACCGTGACGTCGAGGTAGACGGTGGCGCTGGCGCCAAGGTTGAACGTCCGCTTGTCGGCGTCGTACACCGTCGGCGTTCCGGCGTTGTTCCTGATCACAAGCGTGCGGTAGTGGTCAGGCCCGGTCGCCTTGATCGACAGGATGCCCGACAGGATGACGAACCCCGAACCATTCGCCGTGAATGCGCGCGCGCGCTCCGTGTTCTCCGGCCATCCCTGCGCCAGCACCTGATACAGGGCGCGGTCAATGAACGTTTCGGCTCGCCAGTAGATCGACGACGTGTCGCCTCCGGCGCTTGGTCGGGTCGTGCCGCCCATCGGGAACTCGCCGATGGTTTCGACCACTTGGTTGATGGCGTCGACGACGGTGTATGGATTAGGCATCTACGTACCCTTCGATGTACTGGAAGGCCGGGCGGCCCTTGACGGAGCGGACGTCTGCGGTGGACAGGACATTCACGTCGCTGGACAGAATCTCCTCGCGGTTGACCTGCGCCTGCGCGAGCATGATCTCCTGCTGCAACTGGGCATCGCGAGCCTGATTGCCGACGAAGTGTCGGTTGAAGTTGAACGCCGCATGGGCGATGACCAACTGCGCGAACGAGTCAGGAAGGTCTGTGACAGGAAGCAGCAGAGTCACCTGAAGATAGAACTCCGTGTCCTTCGGGAACGTGCTTGTGTTCAGTTCGATGTCGAACAACTTGCCATCCCTGATGGTGTAGTTCTTGTACATGTAGTCGTCAGCAGCATCGACGTGCAGAATCGGAACAGCGGCGATTTCAGCAGTAGTCAAAGCATTGTTGGCAACGACCACGTACTTGGCCTTCGGGATGTGGTTGAACAGCCATTGCTTCGTCTGAAGCCGCCTGCTTGCATCGCTGATGCAGCGCTCGACTTCCGACTGCGTAGACGTTCCGCTGGTGTCAAGCGCAGCCACGCGAGGCTTGCCAAGCCTGCGCAGCGTGTCGTTGACCATTTCGAGCATCGTCATCATGGCGTTAGTCGTTTGGAATGAGGAACTTGATGATGCCCGTGAACCCGGTGTTGGTCTGATTCTTCACCGTGACATCAATCGTCGTCAAGGTTCTCGCTGTGACGATTGGGAACACAAGGTGCGTCGACAGTTGCTGCTCATGGTTGTCTTGGAACAAGACCATGTATGCGGTCGCCAACTGTGTCTCCGAAAGCGTGATGCGGAAAGTGCCTCCGACGCCGCCGTTCAGTAGCGCAACGGTGAAGTTGGCCGACTGCGACAACTTGGTGACGCTGGTCAGGGTCGTGTGCGGGTTGCTGCTTGAGAAGACAATCTCAATCTCGCCCCAAGCCTTCAGGAACTCGTTCGATCCCGGCGATATGCTCAAGCCTGCCACAGTTGCCGACGTTGCGGTAAACGTTCCAACGCTGACCGTTCCGCTGTTGACAACAATGCCGCCGCCGTTGACTTGGATTCCTGCGGTGGCGGTCAACTGACCGCTTACGGTGAGCGTCGAGGACATTGACGTCGCCGGAGCGATTGTGACGCCAGCGTCGCTCACCGCGATTCTCGACGAGTCGGTCGTCGCCGTATCGACGATGCTTCGAGAGGTGAACTGCTCGACGACAGTCGACGTCCCGCTGACCGTCAGGTTGCTGTTTATAGCCACGGGTTCGGAGAACGTGACCGTGCCAGCGGTGTTGGACTGGATGGTGTTGACCTTGAGTGTGCTCATACCTGCCTCGTTGGCCCGTGATACTGGAAGTAGCGACGCGGAAGCCTGTGATTGAAGCGGTTACGGTTGCCGCGAATGCCCTTCCAAACGCGGTACAACTTGTTGATCTGACTTCCGGTCAGCCTTGTCGGGAAGAAAGCGAACGGCCCGCTTGTGACACGTGGCCGCAAGTCAGCGCTTCCTTCGCTTGTCTCTGTTCTTGAGAGTCCGATTGGCTCATGCCAAGAAGGGATGATGACGTTGTACGAGCCAAGCCCGGTGTTGGGGCTGGTCTGAATCGGATGCGAGTGCTTGAGCACCCCATTGACATAGATTTCCAGCCTGTCGGTGCTGTTGCTGTTGGTTCCGAAGACGACGGCAATGTGGCCGCGACTGTTCATCGTCACGTTCGACGTGGTGTTCAGCAGCACGCTGCTCTGTGGTGTGCCGCCTCCATCGCTTCCCCAGCGCGCTTCGAGATACACGGTGTTGGCACTCACCTTGTTGAGGTAGATGCCTCCAAACGAGTATGTGTCGAAGAAACTACCCGGGCCGCCTCCTCCTCCGCTTCCACCAGCATCGGAAAGCATGTCGAACAGGGTGTGCTTCTGACCGACTGTCATCGCAGCAACGTTGACCTTGTCGAGTTGCATGACAACGGTGAACCCGCGCACGCCATCTTCTCTGACCTCGTAGCAGAAGACTCCGGAGTTCTGCTTCGGGTGGCGCGTGAACATGTCGTTGCTGTTCACAAGGCTGCCCTGCGCCATTCTGTCGAATGGAGATGGGAACGGAACAACTTGCGAATCGCTCTGCATCACGCAGTCCTTCATGCGCAGGCCGCACGAAGCGATGGCCGCAATCTGCGACCTAGTCATTGCCGCCTTGTAGACGGCTGCATGCGTGAATGTCGCCTGCGCGCCAAGCGTCACCGTCGTATTGATGCGTCGCGCGCCAATCGCAATCGTGCGAGCACCCATAGTCTGCGAGATGCTGACGTCGCTTGTCGACTGCAACTGCCCGTTGACGTAGAGTTTCGCGTCTGTTCCACGAATGACGGCAGCGACGTGAACGTAGTCGAAGTCGTTCAGGTAGTCGGCATTCGAGCAGTAGTTGTCATTCGGTTGCGTGCCGTTGAACGTGTCGTCGATGGTTCCGACTACAGATGCTGGCGTTCCCCATCGCAGCGCTGGCCTGTGACCAGCGCCATCATGCGTCATGTACAACTCGACGAACGTCTGCGACGTCGTCGTTCCGTACAGGCCCATGATGACCTGTTCGGCATTGACGTTCGACGAGTTCACCTTCACGAACGCCATGATCGTGATAGGGTTGGAGTTGCTGATCGTCGAGAATGTCTCCGTCGTCAGGCTGTACGCATGCGACGTGCTAGAGGTGTATTGCGAGCCAGCAACTGTGTACGTCGGCGTCGGCAGGCAGTTGACGACATTCCTGCTTCCGATGTGGAAGAGGATCATGCTTGCCGATCCAGTCGTGGCCTCCGACGACGACGGAGCGTTCAACTCCGCAAGCATGACCGGATTCGTCACAAGCATCTGATCGCGCAGAGGCCCGTCAAGTTCGTTCTTGAACCGCGTGACTCCGTCAAAGCCAAGCCACGACTGCCGCCAGTATCCTGTGGCGCCGTATGACTTGACGAATGACAAGCCGGGTAGTTGCATCAGAGCGTCGAGAAGGCAAAGTTGGCGTTGGTGCTCTGCGAGGCAAGCGAAGTCCAGTCGAACTTGACGGCGAGATAGTGCGCGCCTTCGAGGTCGACGAGAACGGATGCGACGCGGTTGTTGACGTCGCTGACGATCTTGATGGTCGGATCGCCTTCGATCAGCGAGATCGCGTCACACAGTTTGTCGGTGTCGACGATCTGCTGGCCCGCGACTCCGGTGGTGGTGGAGAGCGTGCATAGCAGTCGGCAGATGAGCGTCGGCACCCACAGCGTTCCGCTGGAGCCGCCCTGCACGGGCGCGAAGCCGTAGACGTTGGCGTAGAACTGCGCGTTCTCGCTTCCGGCGCCGAAGAAGATCAACTTCGCGAGGTTGCGTTCGGCGATGTGATGGACTCCCTGCGTATTCGCAGCCGGAATGGTCGTCGACAGGATCGTGACGTCGGAGTCGTTGGCATCGGCTACCGCGCGGTTCGCGTTGTAGCCCTTCATCCAAAAACGCGGAGTAGTGGTAAGTGCAACGCTTGGCATTACTTGGGTTCCTCAACGAAAGAGGGCGGCACGACGTACCACCCTTCAGGGATCGTGACGTGGTTGGGAGACAGTTCCCATCCTGTGTCAGTCATCACGTACACCTTGGTCTTGCATTCCGGCCCGACCCTCATCGGGCTTCCCTCGCTGACCAGCGTCACGCGAGTGCATCCACTCTCGAATGCGATTGCCAGCGCGACGCAGAGCGTTGTCATTGCGCGGCGCGTCCTTGGCGACAGTCTTGCCGACAAGTTCGCCATACCTCGACAGGATCGCGTCGAACAAAGCCGTGAGCAGTCGCGCGATCCAGTCCATGATTGGTCAGCGTGCACCGACGTCCTCTGAAGACTTGTCGTTGTCGCGAGCGGCAAGCAAGCCGACACCAGCCATGAACGCAGCGCCGACGGCACCCCAATCGGGAAGCGTCATCGGGTCAGCGTCGAACAACGCGACGAGTGCGGTAGCGACGGCGGCGACGATGGCCGCGATTCCTGCTGTGGTTGTCTTCCAACTCTTGCTCATGGCTTCATGTCCTCCAGTTTCGATTCGATCTTGGTCAGACGCCGATCCATTTCCTGCTGCTGCGTCACAACCTGCATCAGCAGCCTGTCATGGTGCAAGAACGCCGACAGCAGGGCAATGAGCACCGTGACGACAATCGCGATGATACCCACCCAATCGCGCCCTGAAAGACGAACCGTGTTATCTGCTTCGCGAGTCATCTTTGATGATCCTCAAGATAAAGGGCGGGGGGGGCCAAAGCCACCCCCCGCCCCTTCCGGGGGGACGTGACGATTAGTGGAGTTCGATGGCACCCGCGCACCACGGCGCGAGAACGTCGAATCCGACCATCATCTGCGACTTGAGGAACTTCGTGTTGCGCCGCTCGTCGTCCTGAATGACGGAGCGGATGCCCGAAGCCTGCACCATGCCGACGCCTGCGGAGCCTTCGATGGCGCCGCAGAGCGCGATGGCAGCGGGGAGGCCCGTGCCAGCAACGCCCGAACCGCTCGTCGTGATGGTGATGTTGTACTTGTCAGCGGGGGCGCTGTAGCCCGACACCGTGGCCGTCGGCAGGTTGTTGGACATGATGAGGTTGAACCCCTCCAACTTGCCGATGATGCGGGCGTTGAGGCTGCCGACGTCCATCGGTTCCGAGTAGTCGCGGTCGAAGATCGCCGTTTCGTGACGGAGGATCGACCGGATGTACGGCGGGATGAACAGGTAGCGACCATCCTCCGGCACGTTGTCCTCGTCGAACTGACGGGCCAGCGCCGCGCAATGACCACGGAACAGGCTCGAACCAGTCGTGTTGTCGGCGTAGGCCGTGGTGATCGACTGCGCGCCAGCCGTGTCGTAGGACACCAACTGGCCGCCCTTGTGGATGCCAGCGACGGCTGCGGTGCGCGCGGCCTTGAGCGCCATAATGGCGATCTTCTTGTCGCAGTCCTGCGCAAGGCTGCGGCCCAACTTCATCGCGAAGGGGCCAAGGACGTCGAAGTGAGCGATGTCGAGGTCGGCATAGCCGACGTCCATCGCAGCGACGAGGATGTCGTCGACTTCGATGGAGGTCTTCGTCATCTTGATCGTTTCGCCAGCGATGAACGTGCCGGGAGCGTGGTAGCCCTTGGTCACGCCGTTGCCGCTGGTGCTCGCGAGGTCGATGTCGTCGCCGATGATCGGGAACTGCGCGCTGTGGCTGCCCTGAAGAACCTTCAGGGACATGATGTTGCCCGTGTTGTCGTAGAAGACGGTCTTGTTCTTGAAAGCCTCAAGGACGAGGCCGGAGAACATCTGAAGAGCGAGCGCGCGCGTGCCGCCCGTGCCGTTGTCTTGGAGAATCCGCGTGGGATTGCTGTCGCCTGCTGCCATGTGAAAGCCCTACCTTTGGTGGGTTGTGTGTGCTGAATGAGAAACGCCTGTGTGCAGGTGTCTCACGACAGCGGGGCTTTCGCGTGTCCGCATTACGCGAGGCTGACGATTTGATTGTACCGGACGTATCCGGATGTCAAGTGCCTGATCCGCGCATTCCCAGCCGGGACGGGTTGCTGCTCGCAGCGGTACGCGGAACTGCGGCCTGCGCGGCGGCCAACTTGGACTCCAGTTCCTTGATCTTGTCGAGCAGGGATGCGTTCTCGACCGACACCGGGCTGGCCTGCTTCTCGACTTCTTCGAGGTTGAGAACGGCGTAGGCGTTGTTGAACGCAGAAACGTCGTCGTATCCGTCGCCCGAAGCAAGCACGCTGCCTGTGAACTTTTGCTTCACATAGCACGACTTGCAGTTGCGGATGGCGTTGAACGAGAAGATGACCTCGCAGCGCTTGGATTCAAGGGTTTCCATGCGCTCGCGCATGAGTGCGTTTGGCGTGTTGATCATTGACGGTCAACTCCTTCGAGGATGTGCTGGGGGGTGTTGGCGATGCGACGCTTGAGCGCTTCGTCGAAGTGGCCCGCCTTGCGCGCTTCCGACATGGCCTTGACGAGTTCGGACACGGACGCGAAGCCTGAAGCCGTGTTCGGCATCATGCTTCCGCTTGCCATCGGACGGGTGAACCCGGCGCCGACGGCCTGCTTGTAATCGAACAGGACTTCCTTGAGCGCGCCCTCGAAGCCGCGAGCATTGGCAAGGCGCTGGTTCAGTTCGTCGACCTTGTCGGGCGGGTAGTTCGAGCCAGCCCAGTTGAGCAGGTTCTGCAACTGCTCTGCGCCGCCTGCCATTTCGTAGGCGCGCATCTTGATCGTTTCCTGCTCGCGCTGGCCGCCAGCGGCGATTGCCTGCTGCCCGGCGAGGAAGGCGTCGACGACGGTGCGGTTGAAGCCAAGCGCCTGAAACTTGGCGTACTGCGCGTCAGTCAGGCGGCCTTCCGACGACCAGTTGGTGATGATCTCTTCGTTCTTCAGGCCAGCGCGCTGAAGCAGGGCCGGGATGTCGAGGCCAGCGGTGTCGGGGAACTTCTGACCTACCTTGGCCTGAAGTTCCTTGTATCCCTTCTCCAGTTCCTCGACGCTGGCGTACTTGTCGGCGAAACGCCGGGCCGTCATCGGAGGCTGCGCGTTGGCAGCCTGCTGCGCCGGGGTCTGCATTGACTCTGCTGTCGTCGGGGTGACTGCGACCTGCGGTTCAGGCGCCGGAGTGGTGCCGCTTGCTTGGATCGCGAACGTAGGACTAACGCCTTCAGGCATTCTGTGGTGCTCCCATAGGTGCCGCAGCCTGCGGCACGGACTTTTCGGCGATGGCCCCGGCAGACTGGATCATCTGCTGTGAAGCCTGCTGCTGCATTGCAGCCTGCTGCATCGCCTGCATCTCCTGCTGCATCTGCTCTTCGCTCTTGACCAGCCCGGCTTGGTAGACGCCGATCTGACGCATGAGCAGGTCGAGCAAGACGCCCTTGTCAAACCGCTGCATGACTTCGGGGCCAAGTTGCGCAACGATCTGAAGTACCTGCATCAACTTGCCGCTGTCCGATTCGCGCGACAGGGCGTTGATGCCCGTGACGGCCTCGACTTCGATGCTGTCGTCGGGAAGCGGCGGCAGCAACGCATCGCGGCGCATCTGATACAGCATCCGCTCAATCAGCGGAATCTGCTGGTGATCTGCGATTGGAGCGTACACGCCGCCAAGCGCGCCTTCGAGTTCCATCGCGACGCGCTGAACCTGATACGCGGTGACGCGCTCTCCGGTCGGCGTCGCTTCGCCCTCCATCAGCATGGTGACGGCAAGGTCTTTGCGGATTGCCTCGCGAGTGATGCTGACGACTTGGAAGTCGTTCATCTTCTCTGCCTTGAGCAGCCCGATGTCCTGAACCTGACCGCCAGCAACGCGCGCCTGAATGACGCTTCCAGTCGGCTTCGTCAGGTCGTTCGGCCTGACCTGCGAGTTGTAGTCAAGCGTCCACAGTTGCTTCGACGCCATCGCCGCAAAGTCGAGGATGCGCTCCGTCAGCGAGTTCATCGACTTCACGTCACCAAGATTGGTTTCGATGATGCCGCGACCGTAGTGCTCGCCGGGCGCCAACTCGAACGGCGTGCACATGAACGGAGTGATCGGCTCCTCCGACTCATGGATGATGTTGTCGTTGACTTCCTGCGTGATCACCCAGCGTCGAGACTGCGGGTTCCACTCGACGAGCGTGTACAGGTCTGCCTTGCGCTCATGCGCTGGCTTCTCCGATAGCACGCCACGGTCGAAGCCCGACAGTTCAAACTGATCGGGCAGCATCGCCAGCGGGTCGATCTGCTCCTTGATGACGTGGTAGCGCACGTCGCCGCCGCTGTCACGGTTGGTCGCGTATTGATCGCGACGGAACACCTTGATGCTGTAATCGTCTTGCAGCATTTCAAGCGTGTCGCCCGTGATGAGGAGTTGCGACAGCGACGTGCGCTTGCGCGACCTGAATCCAGCCCTGCGCGTGTTGCTCCGCTGCGTCTTGTCGGCCTGCTCCAACTTGGCTTGAATCGCCAGTTCTTGCAGGTACAGGCGCGCCTCAAACTCATTGAGCATTTGAGGGTCGACGTTGCCGTCGAAGCGGAACTTACCCGCAGGACGCAGCCGGAAGAACGGCATGCCGGGCGGGTACAACGCGAGCAGAAGGCGACCTTCGAGGTTGGTGATTCCGCGAGCGGCGAGTGACGAGTACGCCTCCGGCAACTTCTCGCTGGCCGTGTGTCCTTCGGGTGGTAGTACCCACGGCTTGGTGAGAGATGCGCAGAGGCGTGCACGGTCGAGGACTTCCTGACGGTCGGAGTCCGCGACTTGCCACCAACGGCGAAGGCTGTTCTTGGGAGCGCGCTTTGCCACGGGAGTTGATCAGCCTCCGGCGCCGGGCGTGTTCGACCCGACGTTCATGCCTTCCTTGGGGATGACAAGCGACTGTCGGTTGGACATGCTGGCACGACGGCGCTTCTCTGCGTCGACGTCGAATGACGAGAACGGCTGCGCTGGTTCCGGCGGCTTCGGCGGCGGTTCGGGTTCGGGCATTTTGGGACTACCTCCCATCATCGGCTCCTTGTCGTTGAAGGCGAATCAACTCATCGACGATTGACCTGCGGCCAACGCGGTGCGCAAGTTCAATCAGGTCTTCGGCTTTCGCTGGTGCCGTCAGCGTGACTGGCGGGTTCAGCGTGTCGAGTTCCTGAATCAACTGATCGACCGTCATCGGCAAGTGTATCGGCAAAGCGGACGGTTTCATACCCTTGCTCCTCAAGATACCGTAGAAGCCCGCCCGGTGATCTACAAGACCTTGGGGTCGGGATTCCCATTTGGGACAAGCATGTTCGGGCCACATCGGCGCAATCGTTCGATGGCCTGATGACGTCGAATGTGTAATACTTGACGATGGTCGTCCACGCATACCCGCGCTTGCCGACCATGTCTTTGAACTGGTCGAGGTCGGGCGGGTTGTCCGTCCAAACCCTGACATAGGCGAACGTGCCGGGGTACTTCATCCAGTACCCAAGCCAAGGCCAGTAGGCAGCCCCGGCGATTGTCGAATCAAACACCGCTTGCGAGTGCCCGACAGCAACATGCGACGCCTCGCAGCCAGTCAGGAACTGCGTCCACCGTCCCAGCCACCATGCGTAGAACAGCATTGGGTGCCTTCGGGCTATGCGCAACATATTGCGCACGCCTCCCCAGTCTTTGGTGCTGCGCGGCTTGGCGAAGATGAAGTAGACGGGCGTCACGACAGCATGTAGTGGGCGTTGGCGGTATCGGTGATGACCAGTTTGCCGCGCTTGGGCAGCGGCTTGATGGCTGCACCCGGGTACTTGGTGCTCCACTCCTCCGCGAGTTTGGTCAGGGGGTCAGACATGTGCAGCCCAGCGAAGTGCTGGCGAGCGATGGCGTGCAGTTGAGCGGCATGCTCTGACGTCGTCCACACAGAATCATGCACTCCGGCGAACGGCAGCCCTTCCTCGCCAGCAGCCATCGCCATGCCGTGCATCTGCGACGCTTCGAGGCTCTGCACGAAGTTCGCGAACACGCCGCGCATCTGTCGGCGCCTATCTGACGGCGCGCTTGAGTCCGTGTCGACGATTGTGATGGCCTGCATGGCCGTCCTCACGACGTTGCGCTTGAACCGCCTGTACGGCTGGATGATCGGCATGCCGCTCGCGGAGTTCCATTGGAGCACAGCGTGCTTGTCGGTCTTCAAGCATGCTCTCGCAGACTCTTCGATCCAGTCGACGACAAGCATGCCGTTGCGAAACGCATCGTGCATGACGTCGAGCGCCTGATCGCTGATCCATCTTGCGAGTTTCATACGACGTTCCATCGGAACAGACTTCGGAAGCGCAGACTTCACTTGATTCGCAGCGCCGTGCCTGCTCACTCTGTACACCGTCGTCATCAGAGGTCGCTTCAGCACGCTTCGCACGATATGCGGCAGCGCTTCAGTCGCCATCGCATCGCCGTTCTCTGCGAGTTCGCATATGTGTCGGTGTATGCGCTTCACGACGATCTCGTATGGATCGACGGGCTTGTTCGATTGCGACAGGTTGACGAGTTCGGCGGCATCATCGTCAAGGCCAAGCGCGACGATGTGCTGAAGCGCGTTCGCCGTGTGGTCGAGTTGCACCGGAATGCATGCAGCAACCTCCGGCCTGTTGACTCCGACGCAGCATGCAAGGAACTGCCACGGGTTGTCCGCTTCGTGCCACCATGTTTCTTCGAGCGGATCACGACCCACGGAGAGCATGCGCTTCTTGTGCTTGTTCGCCCAGTCGACGCGCTCCTCGAATGACTTGCGCTGAAAGCCGTGGCCCCACGTGTTCGCGCAATGCATGGCGAACCAAGCCTCGTCGACTTCGCCGCCACCGTCAGCGAACAGCAGCAAGCCTCGACTGAAGTCTCCCTGATGATGATTCAGGTCTGACGGCATCGGGTGCATGCGGCCACGCCAGTCAAGGCGATGCGGCATGTAGAAGATGTTCGCGATCAGGTCTTGCGCAGCGCTCATTCGTCGCAGGAACTTCGAGCGCTCTGCCGCTGCTATTCGCTCGCGACCGATTGCCGCTGCTGCTTCGCGCTTCCATGCCTTGATTGATCGCTCATCGGTCGGCTTCGGTGTCGGCATCTGCACGTCGGGATTGCCGATGCCGGGAATGTTCGCGCTCGTCTTCCACAGTTCGATGGCGACTGCGAGCACAGTCGCGTTGATCTTCCAAGGTTGCTGGCTGGCGACGTCGAGCGCAACGCGCTGATTCGCAAGCGGATCGCGAGACAGAATCTTGTCCTGCTCCGGCGTCGTCTTTCCGACCATCGGCATGTCGAGCGACAGATATCCACCGATGCCTTCGCTCCACAGCCTTGGCGGCACGATCATCGCAGCGTGCTTCGGACGCATCAGCGAGCGAACACCGTGCGCTTCGTCGATCAGCGCAACTGCCGTGGTCGTCAGCCGGATCGCACCGATGCGACGCGATCCATTTCGGATCGTGCATCTCTCGAACGCTGGGCGCTTTGACTCATAGTCTGCCATGCACACGGCCATTGCGATGCTGATGCACCTTGCGCCAAGAGCGACGCACACCTTGCGGTTGAACAGCGAGTTCGCCATCGACGAGCGTGCATATGCATGGATGCTGCATGCGGTGATCTTGCGGAGCCTTCTGTCGATCACAGTCTTGATGCTGACTCCGCTGTCTTCGATGATGTCCGCTTCCGCTTCGGCGATGATGGCGCTGCCGATTCTGTATGCAAGCGTTCCGATCTTGGCACCGTCCGCATCGCGCATCGCGGCGTTCAGCATCTCCGTGATCGTGATGAGCGCACTTCTGTCAGCGTCGATCAGCATGAGCGCTGGCCCATACAGGGCGCAGCCCGGCCCGTTACGGCCACGCATGATGGCGGCGCGCTCCTGTCGGATTGCTGCGAACAGCGGCCCAACCCATGCGCGCGTCAGCCTGCGCGCAGCGCCAAGCGACGCGCCTTCACCGCCGACGATGGCATCGTTCGCCATCGCGTGATACTTGCGGACGCCGTCGGCGACCGATTGCTTCTCACGCCTTTCTTGTTCGCGGCTTTCCATCGACGACCTCCGCGTCCCACTTGCCAGCGCGCACGCGCGTGACGATCTTGAGAGACATCGGCGCGTACTGGCGCCACAGTTTGACGTTCTTCTTGAACGACGCCGTCATCACGCCCTTGACGTCGACTGCCTGACACCACTCGCGCCCGTCGGTTTCCCGCCAGCACACTAGGAAGTCGGGGCGGTACGTGTTCTCGGGGCATCCAAGCCGGAACAGCGGCTGCTCCAGCCACCACGCGACGGAGCCAAGGTACTCCCAGTCTGCGAGCAACTGCGCGTACAACATCTCTGCCTTGCTGGCGTAGACGCGGCCATTCCACGTGCGCTCGTTGGCCGGGGCAACCTTGAACTTGTGTCTCATGCAGTCACCTCCGCAGCGCGCTCCGCTGCCATGCGTATTCTGTGCGCGTCGGCGCCAGCGCGCACCCATTCCCTGACATCTTTCCCGACAGACGGCACCACAATGCGGACTCGCCGGGCCACGCCGATCAGGTGATGCGCCGTTGCCTGCGCTCCTCGCTTGCCGACGTCGTCGGAGTCAGCGATCAGCACCACGTCCAGCCCGGCCAGCATCCCAGCCAGCGCCGGGCCTCCACCCTGCGCGCTTGGCTTGCCGATGGCAGACAGGCCAAGCGTCATCATGGCTGCGACGTCGCTGGCCCCTTCTGCGACATACACCGTCTGACCGATCTTGCCGGGCGCGTAGAACAACCCCTCGCTGCTTCCCTTGACTGCCCACTTCGAGCCGTCGGGTCGACGCAGCCTGACCCCGGTGATCCGGGCCGAAGCATCGCGCATCGGAAACGTCCATGAGCGGTGCCCTTCCGACCAGCCGACATGCATGGCGGCAAGCGAATGCACCGACACGTTCAGCGCGTCGGCCAGTTCACCCAGCCGATCCCACCCGGCCATCATCCAGTTCTCGACGAGCAGGCGCCACGGCACCTTCGGCTTCGCCACCGTTTGAACAACAGGGGGAGGCGGCGGGTTCCGTCGTCCGTCCACCGCCTCGCCCCTGAAGATCGCGCCACCCTGCATGTCGACCTTGACCAGCCGCATGCCTTCCGGCGGGTCGGCCATGCGCATGCACCGATGTGCACCGTCGGAGGTAAAGGTGCACCAGTCGGGCTTGCCACAGACGACACACGGATGGCGACGAGTACAGCGCAGCCATGTCATCCGCACTCCTCATCGAACTGCTGCCGGATTCGGTCGGCAAGCGCTGCCTTGCGCTTCAGTTCGTCGAGTTCGATGACCAACTTGGTGTTCCGAATGCTGACCAGCGTCAACTCCATGCGGAGTTTCGCGATCTCCATGTCCTTGTTGTCGATCTCGCGCTGGAGGTCGTGTTCATCTCCGGGATCGTTCATCGCTTCCATCCCCTTGACTTGAGTGTGTCGATTGCAGCGTTCGCTTCCGCGCGTGTCATGCGCTTGGCGTCGATGCCGAACTTGCGCAGCAGGTGCGCCTGCTTGTAACTGCACAGCCCCTGCTTCGAGCGCATGATGATGTCGCGCACCACGCGCTTGGCGGCGTCGAATGACAGGCGCCGATGGTCGACGCCGTTGCGGGACAGGATGTCCTGCATGCCTTCCGATACGGGCTGGAATCGGTCGCCGGGCAGGGCGATGGCTCCGCTGGCGATGCCGAACGGATCGACGAACTCCGTGCAGTAGTTCACCCGTGCCTGCACGCGCTCGCGCTTGGCGATCTCGCGCAGCCGCTTGTGCTCTCGCTCGCGGGCAATCTTGTCCATCTCGTCTTCGGTGATTGCCTCCATGTCGTGCAGGTTCTCCGACTTGCTGGCGCGTGCGATGGCCGCCGCGCGCGTGGCGTCGTCGACGTCGGGCCGGATGATGTCGATGGCGCTGACCAGCCGATGCCGTCCGCTGTTGCCGACGAAGTCAAGCACCTCGACGTGCGGCTTGGCGCTTGCTTCGATGGCGCGCCGACGATCATCGGCATCTTCGATGTGGTCGACGACGCCCGGCATTGTGCGCGTGCCTCGCCCCAGCATCTGCGCGTACAGGGTTCGGCTCTTGGTCGCGCGAGCCATGACGACCATGCCGACCTCCGGCGCATCAAAGCCTTCGGTGAACACGCCGACGTTGCAGAGAATCTTGAACGTGCCGCGCCGGAACTGGTCGACGATCTGCGCACGTTCGATGCGTGGCGTGTTGCCCGATACAGCCGCTGCCAGCCCCGGCTCGTATCGGTTGAACACCTCTGCCATGCGTTCGGCATGGTCGACGGTCGGGCAGAACACGATGGTCGGCCTTCGCTTGTACAGGTCAAGCACGGGCACGACCGTTCCGTGCATCACCTCCTCCGCTTCGAGCAGCGCCGCAAGGTCGACCGCCGACAGGTCGCCGTTGACCGACCGAACCTTCGAGTAGTCGAGAGCACCAACTTCGACGTATCGCTGGCGAATGGGGCAGAGCCAACCGTCGTCGACGGCGTCGCGGATCGGATACTCGAAAGCAACCGAATCGAACAGGCCAGCACAGCGGTCAGGGGTAGCCGTAACACCTAGCACCTTGAGGTTCGGGTTCTGACGGTAGTGGTCGATGACCTGCTGGTATGACGCGGCGCCCGCGCGATGCGCCTCGTCGATCACCAGCAGGTCAAACTTCATTGGGTCGAATCGCTCCATGCGCCCGGTCGCCTGCGTCTGCACGCTGGTGACCACGCACTTGGTGCGCCGGAACATGCTGACGTCCGCACGCCGATTCGCCATCTCGACGTCGGGTTCCTCGCCGACGACGGCGGCGATCTTGTCGCGCGCCTGATCGACGAGTTCCGTCGTGTGCGCCATGACCAGCACGCGGTTCGCTCGTCGCCGTGCCACGTCGGAGAACACGAACGTCTTGCCCGTGCCTGTGGCGAGGACGGCGAGCGTGCTGCCGTTGTGCTGGAGCGCATCCTCAATCGACCGGATGGCCTGCTCTTGGTAGGGTCGAGCCTTCATGCCGTCAGTCTACCCGGCACGAAGCCATGACCGGAGCACTCCGGGCATCCTTTCGAGTCGCACGCTTCGCACGGGCTGTCGGGAACCGCGTCGCTGATGGTCTTGCACAGTCGTTCGGCCATCATTCGCACCCGGTCGAACGGCATCCAATGCGCGACGGGCGTGCCTTCGAGCGCTTCGAGTTCGTCGATGCACTTGGAGATGCGGTCGCTGATGGCGACGATGCGCCATCCTTCGATGGGCTGGGTGCCGTTGCCGTTCACCTTGCGCGCCGCCTCCGCAATCGACGCCGCCGTGACCTTGCCTCCCTCGCCAGCGAGGGCCAGCACTTCCTCGCGCTGCTCCGGCTCGACCGCAGCCAGCGCCCGCGCCTGCGCGCCGTTGCGCAGGGCGGGGACTTCGGCGGCCACCTTGGCCTCTTCGATCATCTGATACGCGCGACGCCGCGAGAGGCTGAACTTCGCTGCGACGAACGCCTCGAAGGTCGGGTACTCCGCGCGGTACAGGCGCTTCGCGTTCAGTTCGGCCAGCGCCATGCCGACCTCGACGAAGTGCGCCATGCCGCGCTCGACGACGATGCACAGGTTCTCGTAGACCGACTGCTCTGCCGTTGTCAGGTCGCTCATGCCTTCATCTTTCCCGCCGACCAGCGGCGCGTCGTGCTCTCCTGCCTGAACGCAGCGACGATGTCGGGGTGCGCTGCTTCGAGTGCCTTGGTATCGACGCGGCGCGACGTCACGCTTGAGAACTTGTAGCGCACGCCTACCTCCGGGCACTCGCCGATCTCCGCATCGCCGAACTCGCCGATGACCGCATACTTGGCGTCCTCGTATGCAGCCTCCGCATTCTCCAGCGCAGCCTTCGCTTCGCGCTCGCGCCGTGCCAGCATCTCCGGCACGACGATGGTCTTGCCGGGCGTGCGGATCACGGCCTTCGCCACGTCGGGACTGACGGCGCCGGATGGTTCCTCGCCAGCGACGATGTGCCGCTGCCACCATTCCTCGCACCGCTGCTCGACCGACGCGGCAAGGTCGTCGTCCAGCAGCACGTGGTACATGCTGAACTTGACGCCGAACTTGCACAGCAGGCGCGCGATCCAGCACTCGCGGCTGCCTGCCGCCAGCATCTGATGCGTGACCTGCAAGCGCACACGGTCGGGCACCTGATCGGTGCCGGAGTCGCCCCAGTCGTCGTCGACGCTGACCATCTTGGCCTCGACGATGGGCTGGCCGCGCTTGAACTCGTCGATCATGCCGTCGACGTTGGCACGCAGCACGCCGCGCACGAACGTCGACGTCGGCGCCACGATCTTGCGACCCAGTTCCTCCGATGCGAGCGAGAGGATGACGGGTTCGAGGGCGCTGCCGATGCGAGCCGCCTCCCCGGCTGCCGTGCCGGGGATGGCGCCAGTCTTGACCAGCCACACGTCGCGCTGGGTCTTCCACGGGTCGAGGCCGAACAGGGCCGGGACGTCGCTGCTTCCGATGCCCTTGTTGCGGGCTTCGCGTTGGGTGTCGGTGATCATTAGAACGGAATCTCCTCGTCGGTGAGCGGGGTGGTGTCGGGCTGCGCGGGCACGTCGTCGCCGTCGTCGATCCGAACGTTCGACAGGCGCACTTCCTTGAGGTCGAATCCGAACTTGCCCTCTTCGAGCACGGCCTCGACCATGACGCCGTCGGCCATCGCCTTGTTGATGGTCTTGACGTGCGCGCCGCTGAACGTCTTGGCGCTCATGCCTTCGGCGAAGGTCACCTTGTACATGACCCACTCGCCCTTGGCGCCCTGCCCGCGCTTGGCCTCGACGACCTCGACGGCGGTGAGGGTCTGCCCCTTGCCTCCGGTCTTCGATGGCAGCGCCTTGGCAGCAGGCCGGGCCTGCACCGTGGACGCAGCCGGGCGCCGGATCGGATTGCGGTCGGGAATCTCCTCTGCCGGGGTGTCGGTCGACGCTCCCAGCAGCACGTACATGGCGCCGAAGTTGACGCGGCACAACTTGGCGACGGCGCGGGTCTGCGTCATGCTGCGCCGGGCATACAGCGCGGCGTCCGTCCAGCGGCTTTCGTCGAGGCCGACGTACCCTTCGGCGGTGGCGACCATGATGCCCGTGGCCGTGTCGATCAGCGACGCCGTCGCCGTGTAGAACGGCACGTCGTCCGACTCGCGGTCGAACTTCACGGCGCTGACGGTGATGGCGTAGCCAAGCGCCTGCGCGCAGGCGATGCCGCCGCCGACCTTCATGTACTGCTTGTCGCCGTCGTTCAGGATGTGGTGCGCGCGAATCTCCGGGGCCAGCGCCTTGATGACTTCGGCGTTGGACTTGATGCGGTCAGCCACGCTGACCTGCTTCACGATTGGGGCGGCTGGGATGTTGTCGATTGCCATGATGTCGTTCACTTGATGTCCTCCGGCATGATGTCCCTGTGGTACGGGAAGTTGCCCAGCCTGACCAGCGGGATCGGATTCGGTACTGCCTCTTCGCATGACTTGTCCTCGTCGTTGATGATGATGTATCCGGTGCTCTTCAGTTCGCGCTCGACCGTCGCCATCATGGAGTCGATGGTTTCGGTGAACGCCTTCACGTCGCGCGGCTTCACCAGCAGCACGCGCGCGCCTTGGAAGTGCTCGTCGAGCACCGCCTCTCGAATCTGCGAACGCTTGATTTCACGCACGGTAGTAGTCCTCGGTAGGGGTGAGGTAAGTAGAACGCGCGACTGCTTCGGTGTGACCCAGCCATGCGTTGACGACGAAGTCGGGATAGGTGCGGCGCCATTCGTTGGCACGCCATCGCCGCATGGCGTTCGCGGTGAGCGGCTTGCCCATGCGCTCGCCGACCAGCGTGATCAGGCGCCCGGCGTTGGACAGCGACCGCGTGAGCATGCCGCACGGCAGCACGCCGTCGGCCTGCATGTGCCGGAGGTGAGCGCGCAGCATCGGTTCGAGGCGCACGGTGCGGTGCCGCTGCTTGCTGCCCTCGACGCCGCGCTCCGTGCGCACGATGATTCGGTCTTCGAGCACGTCGTCCCAGCGCAGGCGCACGGCCTCGCCTCGACGCATGCCCGTCAGCATGATCAGGTAGCACAGGCATTCGGCCTGCGTGCCGACGGCGTGCGCCGCTTCGAGCACTTCGCCCAGCGTGGTCGGGGTGTACTTCTCTTCGGGCGGGGTCATCGGTGCACGTCCTCGAAGGCTGCGGGCTGGGTTGCGCTCGACGACTCCGGCGTCGTGCAGCCAGCGGAACAGGGCGCGCACCACGCGCGACGCCTTGCACCGGGTCGCCTCGCAGCCCGGCACGCTGGCACGCCAACGCGCAAGGTCGAGGGCTGTGACGTCGGCGGCTCGCATGCCGTGCAGAATACTGCACAGGCCGTCGGTGATGCGGCGATGGCTGGTCAGGGTGAGCGGCGCCCACTCCCGGTGCCCAAGCCACAGGTCGACGCAGGCGCGCACGGTCGGGCGTGCGTGCAGGTCGGCGGCCTCGACGGCTGCGGCCTCGACGCCATCGGCTGCGGCCTGCGCCTGCTCGCGCGTGACCTTGGCCTTGCCGCCGACGCCCAGCCGAACGGTGCGCCCGCCGGGCAGGGTGACGACGGCCTGCCATGAGGTGCCGTTACTGTGAACGCTTGCCATGCTTCTGCTCCGGGGTAGGGTGCTGGGTGTAGCGCTCAATCGCATGTTCGACCGCGATGGTGAGCGCTTGGTACAGGTTGATTCGAGCGCCGGGGATGCCGCTCGCCGTTGCCATAGCATCGGCAAGAACGCGCAGGCGCTCCAAGATTTGCAGCCGACGTGGCACCTGAACGGTGTCGTAGGCGCGGGATGTGATTGACTTGGGCATACTGGAATCCTAGTGGGTAGTTGACGGCTTGTCAAGTGCGTGCTACTGTGTACGTGCCACGCTCCGGTAGGGTGCGGCAGCCGCCCCTCGCACGCTCGACCCGTGCGGGGGGCATTTCATTCAGCGCCTCGTCTTCCACCAGCGGCGCGGGTTCCAGCCCGTGCCGGGATGGCTGCACGGCTCGCGGTACTCGAACAGGATGGCGCGCTCCGGGCCGTCGACGTTGGCGATGAAGCGCTTGCCGCTGACCTGCTTGGCATTCGGCACGACGCGCACGCGCTGCCACTCGCCGCACGGGAAGCGCCACGGGTCGGTGGCGCGGGGGCGTCCGCGCGTGGCGCTGCGCTTGAGGACTTCGCCGTCGCCCTCCGACCACCATTCGGTGATGATGCGGATGGTGCCCGTGGCGACCATGAACTCGACCGTGGTTTCCGACCAGTCTTCGATGTTGTCAAGGGGGTGCATGTTGGGTGCTCCGTTTCGAGGGGTAGGGTGGTTCAGTCGTTGGCCGCGCGGGCCTCTTCGGGCAGGTCGTTGACGCGCACGTGCTCGCGCTCCATCGCGTCGACGGCGGCGTCCTCTTCGGCCTGCTTCGCGCGCTCTTCCATGACCTGCGCCAGCGCGTTGCGCACGTGAGTCTCGCCGGGCAGGCCGCGCCTGTCGTCGGTGCTGTCGGGCAGGATGCCCAGCGCTGCGGCCATCGCCATCGCACCCTCGTACCGGGCGCGCGCGGCGTCGAGGTCGTCGTCGTCTGCGCGCAGCACGCTGCGCAGCATGCTGGCTGCCATGCGGCGGGCGACGCGCGACGCATGCGTGCGAGCGCTGACCTGCTGGCGGTAGTCCTCGAACGCGCTGACGACGCAGTCGCGCGCTTCCTTGCGCGCCTCGCTGGTCGACATCCAGCCCTGCCGCGTGATGAACTTGCGCGGCATCGGGTCGCCGTTGATATTCACGCACGGCACTTCGTCGTCGCACGTGCAGCCCCAGCCCGTGGCGAAGTCGGGGCGCGGGGTGTTGGTCGAGTAGGTGTAGCGACCGTTGCCGCCGTGCACGCAGCCGATCCAGCATCCGTGATACTCGCCGCCGTCGGCCACGTAGATTTCCTGCGTGTACTGGACGCCGTCGGTGATGGTGAAGAGGCGGTAGCGGGTGCCGTTCAGGACGGGGTGCGTGGTCGTTTCCTTGTACTGGTTGCGTGCCATGTTGGAAGTCTCCGGGTAGGGTGCGAGGGGGTCAGGGGTTGGTGACGTTGGGCAGGCGGTCGCCGCGAGCGGCGAGGGTCGGGGCGATGGTGTCGCGCACGATCTGCGGGCAGAGCGGGGTGTCGCACTCGCCTGCCTGCGCGCGCAGCAGTTCGATGCAGAGGTCGAGCAGCGCGGCCTTCGATAGCGCGTCGAGGTAGCGGGCGTCGGCGTGGCCTGCGCGCTGGTACATGCTGGGTTTCTTGTTGAGTGCCATGAGCAGAGTCTCCGGGTTAGGGGCGAGAGGGTCACCAGCCGTAGCCGTCGTCGTTGGCGGCTGACTGGACGTCGATGGCGTCGGCGCGCAGGCACGTGGCGAGGCGCTCCAGTTCGATGGCGGCGTCGCGCACGGCGTCGCGCATCGCGTCGTCGCTGTAGTCCTTGCGTGCTGCGGCCATGCGTGCGGTGAGCGTGGCGACGGTGCGCTTGAGGGCGAGCGCGTCGGTGCGCATGCGGCTTGCGGTCATCGGGTACTTGGCGTGCTTGGCTGGCATGGTCATGCTCCGGTAGGGGTTGGGGTGCGATGCGGGAAGTATAGGGTACGTTCGGGGTGCTGTCAAGCGGCGGCCTCGACGGCCCCCGAAGGGGCCGCCGGGTCGACGATGTTGGTGAACTTGGCGCGGGTCAGGGCGGTGACCTTGGTGCCGTCGCGGTCGTCGGCCTCGCACGCCTTGACCGTGGCGCGCACGTCGAAGCGCTCGCCGACGGCGGGGATATCCCCGGCGCCGGAGTACCAGCACTTGAAGCGGCGCCCGTCGGCGGTGTAGCCGACCAGCAGGGTGCTGGTGCCGTAGTGCGATTCGTGCGTCGAGCGGTGCACCAGCGTGCAGCCCGGCAGGTCGACGCGCTCGCCGACGGCGGCGACGTGCGCGTCGGTGCGGGTCGGGCGCTCGCTCTCGCCCAGTTCGCCGACCGACTTGAGGTAGGCGGCGGCCATCCAGCAGGTGAGGCCCATGCTGCGGGGGGCGACGTGCCCAGCGCGGGCGATGCTGACCATATCGGCGTCGCACGTCGAGCCGCTGGGCAGGTTGGCCGCCCAGCGCCGGGCGTCGAGCGCCTGCGCATGCGTGGCGGCGTCGGCCTCGAAGGCTTCGAGCCGGGCGAACAGCGCGGCGAGGGCGCGCGCGGCCTCCGGCGTGCGGCACTTGCGCAGGGCGCTGATCACCGGGTACGGGTCGAGCAGTTCGGCGACCTCGCGGCGGGTCGACGGGGTCGGGCGCTTGCCTTCCGGGTCGGCCTTGAAGTAGGCGCCGCGCGCCTTGACGGTGAACAGGGCAGCGGCCAGCACGCGGTGCACGTCGGCGTCGACGCGCATGCGACCGTAGCCGCACGGCTCGCCGCCTTCCTCGCGGTCGTCGTCGACCAGCGCGACGTCGCCGTCGAGGCAGGCAGCGTAGCCCGCGAGGTACGTGGCCCAGCGCGCCGGGTCGACGCCAAGGTACGCGCGGACGCATTGCCGCCCGACCATGCGGAAGGCGCCCGCGCCGTCGACGACGGCGAACGTTTCATTGCGGCGGCGGCGGCACTCGCAATGGTCGCACCGCATGCCGTCGCCGATGACGTCGGCGGGGACGACGGGCGCGCCGGGCGCGTGCGTCGTCACCAGCCCGCCGTCGGTCGGCGTGACGACGGCGGCCAGCGCCCAGTCGCCGGGCAGGCGCAGCAGGTCGGTCGCGACCTCGAAGCGGCACGCGGGCACCGGGTAGGTGCCGACCTGCACGCGGTCGCCCCACTTGTCACGCTCGAAGTAGGGGCGCTGGATCGTCGCGGGCGATTCGGTGACGCGCGGGCCGGGCATGCCCTCGCGCTCGCACCAGCGGCTGAACTTGGCGATGCGCGCGCGGAAGGCGTCGACGTTGTAGTGCGGGACGGTCAGGACGGTAGCGGTCGAGTCGGTCATGGTAGGTGCTCCGGTAGGGATGCGGTGAGTATACGGTACGTTCGGGGCGTTGTCAAGTCGAGCCGGGGAGCGCCCCGAAGGGCGCCCCCCGTGCCCGGTTCAGGCGTCGGCCTCGACGGCGTCGCCGTCGACGTCGGCGGCGTCGGCGGGCGCGTCGGCGGCGTCGTCGCCGATCATGTACTCCGCAGCCCGCTGGGCGGCGCCTGCGGCGACGACGATGGCGCGCGGGTCGTCGCGCAGCGCCTTGGCCCAGTTCGCAAGGTAGGCGTCACGGTTGGCGTCGACGTCGGGCGTCGTCGCACCGTGCGACCCGGCGACGAACGCCGCCGCCAGTTCGGCTACCAGTTCCTCGCGCGAGTACGTCGCCGACCCGAATGCGGCCTTGGCCGTGATGCCGTCGCGGTTGAGGCGCTTCGCGGCGCCAGTCGAGTGCGCGCATTCATGCGCCAGCGTGCAGAGGTAGTGCGCGTTCGATTCAAACGTCGACGCCTCCGGCATGTTGATAGCGTCGACCGACGGGCGGTAGTGCGCGCTGCTGCCGCCGTGCGTCAGGCCGACGCCGGAGCGCTGCACGTAGGCGGCGAGCGTGGCGCGCATCGCGGCCTCCGGCGCGGTGTCCGGATGGCCCTTGGCCGACGGGGCGGCGGGCGCCTTCGGCGCGCTGTACTTCGCGAGCACGTCGGCGGGCAGGTTCTCGACCTGCGCCACGTTGAACACGCGGAAGTAGCGCAGGATCGGGATACGCTTCGCCGCCGTGCCCGGCGCGGGCGCGGGCTGGCCCTTGGCGGGCTTGGCGTCGATGAACGTCCAGTAGACGACGACGTGCGAGCGCTCGCCCTTGCGGACGTTGCCGCCCAGCGCCTCCGCTTGGCGGTAGGTCATCCACCAGTTGGAAGCGTAGCCCGCCATGCCCAGCAGAAACTGGTTGCAGCCACGGTACGCCTTGCCCGTCGCGACGCTGCGCTGCTCGCCGATGCAGGCGCCGGGCGCGTTCCACGGTTGGCGCCACGGGCAGGTGCCCGCTTCGAGGGCGGCGACGACGGCGTCGGTGACGTGCTGGTAGAGGTCGAAACGTTCGGACTTGCTGCGTGCGGTCGGCATGGTAGGGTGCTCCGGTTCGATGCGATTCGCCCGGCGACGTGCTGGGCATGCATGCACCCTACGGTATACGTCCGGTGCCGTCAAGGTGAATCCGGGAAGATTGTGCAAGATTGTGCACTTCGCATTATCGGCACCAACGCAAACGGGCGCCCCGAAGGGCGCCCGCTGGTCGTCGGTCGTCGTCGTCGGGCGTCAGTAGCCCAGCAGGCGCCGCATGCTCGCGAGGTCGTCGACGACGTCGACGTGCGACACCGTCACGCCCGTATCGTCGTCCCAGCGGTACGTCGCATCGGACTGCACCGCGACGCGCCAGCCGCCCGCCGTGACGACGGGCCACGCCGCCACGCCATGCGAGCGGGCGAACGTGACCAGCGCCGTGCACGTCGTCGGCACGTCCTGCACGTCAGCGTCGCACGCGCCCCGGTTGTAGTCGAACGATTCGATGCGCCAAGCGTAGCCGGGCCGCGACTGCGGCGCGCGGCTGTACTGCGCATGATCGCCACGCTGGCGAGCGTCCGCGTAGTCCATCGCGGCTTCCATCGTCGAGAACACCAGCGCGTGCGCAGCGTCGACCCAGTACGGCGCCACCGTGCGGTCGTCGCCAAGGTAGCGGCGCTCGCCGTCGCTCGCAGGGTCGCAGCAGATGCGGTAGGCGGTGCCACGCGAAAGGGCGATGGCGTGCGGGTTGAACTGGGTCGAGTGGTCGAGGTAGGTAGCGATCATGGTGCAGTCTCCGGTAGGGTTGCGAAGCCCAGCACGCGCTGGGCATGCAGGGACTGTACCGTAGGCTTCCGGTGCTGTCAAGGGCAATCGAGAAAGATTCTGCACAATCGCTCCGGGCAGGGTTCGAGCGGTCGACCTGCGCAGCGTGCGGACGTCCGGGGCGACGTGCGTGCGTCGCACGTTCGGCCCGACGTCGGCGCCCGGCTGGCGCCTCGACGACGACGTGCGGCGCTCCGGCGCCCGCTGCCCGGTGCGAGTCCCGGCACGACTCGCCGGGCTGCCCGCTCGCGCTGCCCGCGCGCATCGCGTGGGTGCGTGCCCGCGCGTCGCGCGCGCGTCACGCGCAGGCGCGCTCGCGTGCGCGCTCGCCCGCGCCCACACGCGAGGCGGGGGGCACGGGGGGGCTGGGGTGTCGGACGTTCTACGTACCACCTCTCATAAGTTCCTGCACCTAACATTCCGGCCTTCCCGTCCTCCCCGTCCTCTGTGCAATGCGTTGCACATCGGGGTGGGTTGTTGGAGTAGGTTGGATGGGGTTCGCTCGCTGCTGCTCGCTCACCCCATCTCTCCCTATTTACGTGACGGTGAACGAATCTTTCCATTCTGCCACTTGACAGCACGGCAAGCGTATGGTATGATGCCTGTACAACCAGCGACGTGCTGGTAGTCGAAACCCCTACCGGAGGTTCACATGTCGGAGTTACCAGTTCGGTTCATCAGGACGGATGGCGGGCGTGCCGCTGCCGGGTACGTTGGCGAGGCAGGCGACTGTGTGGCGCGCGCCGTGGCGGTTGCCAGCGGTCGGTCGTACCAAGAGGTCTACGACGCGCTGTCGGTTGGCTGTCGCGGCCAGCGCCTGACCCGTGGCCGACAGCGAAGTGCAAGTGCCCGCAACGGCGTCGACACCAGCCGCAAGTGGTTCAAGGACTACATGCGCTCGCTGGGGTTCCGCTGGGTGCCGACGATGCAGGTCGGTCAGGGCTGCAAGGTGCACCTGCGCGCGGAGGAACTGCCCAGCGGCAGGCTGGTCGTCGCGGTCAGCAAGCACTACGTCGCGGTGCTCAACGGCATCATCCACGACACGTTCGACCCGTCCCGTAACGGCACTCGCTGCGTTTACGGGTACTGGGTCTTGACCTGACACCTGTCACCCGATAGGGTGGTCATCATCTTTTCCCCCATGCACAGCGCCCGGAGCCGATCCCGGGCGTTGTGTTTTCAGGTGCGCCTGAAACCACGGTACATGCCACTTGGCCGGGTGCGCATGGGCCGGATGCCAAGCACCAGTTTGAGCACGGGCCTGTTGGTGACGATGGTGGCGTTGTCGGTGTTGTACACCGTGTTCGACACGCCGAAGTTGCCGCCCTCATACGACCACTTGAACATGAACGCCGGAGGCCAGTCGCCAGCCTTGTTCGACGCATAGGTCGAAACTCGCGTCAGGTCGTAGGTATGCGTGACAGGCCCGCCGTCGGCCACGACCGTCGGCTTCCGTGCAGCCTCATGCCAAGAGCCGCCGATCCACGGCAGCGATGGCCCCGCTTGGTTCCATGTCGGTGTCTTGATCTGAAACGAGTTGTAGATCAGCGGGTATGCGTCGATGGTGAACAGGCCACCGACGGAATCAGACGTGGTGGCAACCATCACGGCACGGACGCAATGCACGGCCTTCAGCCTCTTGAAGAGGTTGGCATCGGCGTCCTTGGGATACATCAGGCCGCGAGTCGTCCTTGAGGCAGCGTCGTTTCCCTGAACCTGCGCCGTGACCGACGACTCGTATTGCGTGCTGGGAGAACGGACGTTGATGTACGTCAGTTCAGGCGTAATGGTGAACGCACGTGGCATCATCGTCCTCGCTTCTTCTTGGCGGCCTTCTTCTTGACGCGCTCAATGCGGATCGGCCCTTCCTGCTCCTTGTCCCATCGCTTGGCGATCTGCGGGTGGGCGGCGTGCATGTATCGCGACTGGGCCTTGCTCTTGTACGGCATGTCAGAACTCCATCGGGGTCATCTTCTTGGTGCGAGGGTCGGAAGGCGGCAGGGTGAAGACGTTGCCCTGCCTGTCCTGAAACGGCTTCAAGCCATCGCCCATGTCCCGCATGATCGACGTCCTGAAGTCAGGGTTCCACTTGTGCTGAAGAACCAGCCCTTCGAGCGCGCCGCCGGGAATGCGGTGCGCGAACGAACCGTCGTCGCGGCGCAGCGACCTGCCGTTGGTCGACTGCCAGCCAAGCGCGGTCTTCGTGTCGAAGTCGGGAACTCCCATGCGAGCAAGCCAATGCATCGGTGCAGCCATGATTCCTCCTAGTGCTTGAACCATCGCGGCGGCGACGGGAACAGTCCTGACGCCTCCAAGTGCTCGTCGAGTTGCCGCTTGAACCATCGTAGTTTCGCGTTGTCCGACGACGCAAGAGGGTCGGTCTGCATTTCGTCTTGCCACATCTTGCAGCACATCGCCAGCGCGTCGATCTCGTCGTCGTGCCGCAGGCAGTTGCGGAGCCGCGTGATCCTCGTCAACTGACGCTGCAACTCCTCGTTGCGGGCGACGTCGGGGTGGAACACGATGCGGTGCTGGTTGAACAGCGGCTCCAGCGTCGTGATGATCCGCAGTTCCTTCTGCCCGCTCACGCGCACGGGTTCGATGCTGGCGCCCCAGCCCTCGCCCTCCTTGCGCCGCTTCGCGATCACAGGCTCCAGCAGGCGCGCGAACATGCCCGTGCCGAAGTTGTCCTCGACGTGGATGATCACGGCGCCGTGCAACTGCGCCTGATAGGCCAGTCCTTCGAGCACTTCCGGCTCGTAGCCGCCGTCGAACCCGCCGACGGCCTTGACCCACAGGTAGCCGTTCAGGTGTGCAACAATCGCGTAGGCGGTCTTGTCGGCGCCCTTGCCCGACGGGTCGATCCACATGCGGCACCCGGTGTACCCGGCCCACTCCGAATCCCAAAAGATCGGCGCGTGGTAGGCGTCGATGCCGAAGCCAAGCGACGTCACGTCCTCGCACCGCGTGCTCCTGCCGTGGTCGTTGGTCATGCCCCAACTGATCGTCACCGGAGCCTTGTCCTTGGCGATTGGGAACACGATGACGTCGCGCAACTTCAGCGGGTATCGGTTCCCCTCGCCAAGGTGCGTGATCATCATGTACTGCATGGCAAACGTGCTGCGGCCTTCCGCAGCCTCGCGCTCCAGCAGGTCTTCGTTGTCGAACCGCTCCGGCCATGCGCAGTCGCCCGGCGCGCGTGTGCCGGATTCGAGTTCTGCCTTCATGTCCTCCGCGAGCGAAGGCACGGGTTCCTCTGACTTCGGGTAGCGCGCAGGCCACGACTGAAACACGTAGCCGCCCTCGACCAACTTGTCGTACAGCGTTTCCTCATGGTGAGGCGTGCCAAGGAAGATGATGTCGCCGCCCGGGATCAGGATGTTCTCGAACTCCTTGACCTCCTCGCGCAGGCGCTGGCGCATGTCGAGCGTCAGGGTGTTCTGACTTGTCTCGACGTCGTCGGCGATGATCATGGTCGCGCGGCCACCCGTGATCTGACCGCCGATGCCGTAGGCGCTGAACGATGCGACGCGGTCGGACGGAGCCGTCGCGATGTCGAACTGCGTCGCGCTGTCGCGGTGACCTTCAGTCCGCTGCGGAGAGAGGTGCGACAACCACGGCACCTTGTCGATCCACGACCTCACCATGTACAGCGAGTCGCGGCTGTGCTTCTCCGTCTTCGACACCAGCATGATCCGCTCGTTCGGGTTGCGGAACAGGCGCCACAGGCAGAATGCCAGCGTCACCCATGTCTTGCTGGCGCCACGGAATGCGCGCACGCCACGGCGTCGCGGCCCACGCTGAAGCCACTTGCCGATCTGATACTGATGCTTCGCCAGTTTGGGCAGGCCGACGGCAACCCACAGTTCCTCGCAGAAGAACGGGAAGTCCTCCACAAGGCGACCGATGTACCGTTCGAGTTCCTGCGCATCCTTGCTCACACGGCTTCCTTGTCGTCATTCGCCAGCGGGGTGCCGATGCGAAGTTGCCGCCTGCGCATCTCTTCGACGATGTTCTTGATCGGGCTGGCCTCCTCTGTCGCCACGGTCATGCCGCAGTCCTTGAGCCGCTGCCGTATCACGTTCAGGTCTGCCGCCGTCGCGTCGATGGTGCGCTCCTCGCCATCGGGGCCGATGATGGTTCTGCCATCCTTCAGCACCTTGAGAAGCGCTCGGTCGAACTGGTCGGCCATGTCGCGCATCGTGTCGCTCATCGTGTCGCCGCCTCCACGGCTGCTTCAAGTTCGGAGTTGCGGTTCTCGTTCATGCGAGCAGCGTCCTTCTTGCGCGAGTCGATCAGAGCGCGTCGTCGCTCGTCGTACACGGCGCGAAGTTCGGGGCTTGACGTCAGCGTCTGCTGCCACGCCGCAGTACGGTAGCGTTCGATCACTCGCACGAACATTGCGATGTTCGGCGGGTTCTCGCCCGGGTAGTTCTCCGGGTTCGTGTCCGTGAACGACTTGAACATGCGGCCTTCGGCGCCCTTGCCGTCGACGATGTGCTGCAACGCCTGACGCAGAGTCAGTTTCTTCTGCGTGCCGTCGCCCATCGGGAACGGCATGGTGACCGACGCGATGTTCTCGTTGTACAGGTCGTATGCAGTCCTGCTCGTCTGCGGCACGCGAATCTGCTTCAGATTGACGCCGTCCTTGTTCGGCGGCGTGCTGCGCCAAATGTGCGGCATCTCGACCATCGCTTCGATGACGGCGTCGTCCTGCGCCTTGCGGCTGACGACCGGAGAAACGATGTCGACCCACGGGTAGTCCTGCATCGGATCGAACGTCCTGATCGGCTCGCCAAGAGCGCTGTACCTGCGCGCCATGACGTCGCGACCGCCTGCGGCCTGACCCCACCAACTCTTGGCGCGCATCTCGTTGAGAAGAACTTCGACTTCCTTGCCAAGACCCTCGTCTGCCTTGACGCCGCCAAGCGGATCGACGGCATACGGGTCTGACGCGCGAAGCACTCCGGCCTGAAGGCTGGATGCAATGCTCGTCGGAGGAAGCGCGGTCAATGCCATGCGACCGATGACCTGCTCCATCTTGATCGGGTCGTCGTTGGCCTCCATGAGCATGTCGAGGTTCATCATGTACGACTTGTTGATGGTCGTCATGGTGAGCGCGTATGCGATGGCCGTTGCCGGGCCAATGACCTCTTCCTCGTCGTTCTCGTACATGCCCGACGTGAGTTCGTGGTAGTCGGCCATCCAGCCAAGCATCATGCCGAACGGGTCGAGTTTGTTGTAGACGTACCAGCGGTCGCCCATCTTGACGGAGTATGGCTGGCGTCCAGTCTGCTGCCAAAGCCTGCGCTGTTCCGGGTCGGCAGGCCCGGCTCCCGTGAGCCGTCCATCCTGAAACAGCGCGTATCCGGTTCCAAGCGCAGTCATGCCGACAAGCACCTGACCCTGCGCGCGAGAGATGCGCGCCGGATCGCCCGACGCCATGTCGAGCATGGTCTGATGGTGGAATCTGTACAGGCGGCTGTTCGGATTGATGCGGAGCCGACGTTCGGTCGCAAGTCCGACGGCGACGTCGCCACCCACCATGATCGGCGACGTCAGGTAGCCCCACGCGCGACGGAGGATGTTGACCGGAGCCGTGTAGAACGGGACGACCAACTGCAACCACCAGTTCTGCTGGAGGTGGTGCCTGACGGCGCCACCAAGCCCCGGGATCGGTTCCGTGTACGACTGGCGGTTCGCAGCCTCCGCGATTCCTGCGGTGGTCTGCTGCTGATCCTGCGTCCAATGCTGGTTGACGTAGTCGTGCATCATGGACGCGCGACGCAGCGGGTCTTGCTCTGCTGCGATGCGCGGATCGTTGAACGCCTCGCGACCGATCATCGTCCTGTCACGGATTGCACCGTCGCGGATGTACCGCTGGCCCATCGCGTCCGCTTCCTGCGAAACGGCACGGTGGTTGGTTCGCATGAACGCCAACTGATCACGCCATCCGGTCACTCCAGCGGCTGTCATGCGCTCCTGCATCAGGCGTCGGTACAGGGTGCTGTGCATCTCCGTGCGAGCCGTGACCTGCTTCCAAAACTCGTCGATGCTTGCGATGAACGTGGACGGCAGACGAACGCCGCGCCCCGCTGCATTGATCATCGTTCCAAGGATGTTCTGCTGATCGGAGTGGATCGCAGGAACGAACGTGTCCTGCACGATGCCCGTGCCGTGAGGCATGAGCGTCGGCCTTTCCTCGACAAACGTGCGTGCTGCGAATCGCAGACCGTGGTTCATGTTCGCGATCATGCGCGGCAGGTTGCGCAGGGTTTCCGTGGCGGTCAGCATGTCGCCACGGACGCCAGCGACTGCGAGTTTCTGCAATCCCTCGACGCCAAGAGTCAACGGAGGGCTGATGACCTGAAGGCCGAACCAAGATCGCGGAAGCGACAGCAGTCCGTTGCGGTACACCTCAAGAAGCAGGTTGCCGCGCTGCATCTCTCCCGGGCGCCACACGTCGTTGAGGATGCGAACCGCAGCGTTGGGGTCGATGTCGGGGTCGATGCGCGCAAGCGTTTCAGCAAGCGGCCTTCCGATGTTGTCGACAAAGCCGTTCTGCTCAAGGAAGTTGCGGGCGTTGCGAAGATCGCGCAGTTCCGCTGCGTTCGGCAGCATCTGCGGATCAAGTGACTTGAGGCCACGTCCCATCGCCGTCTTCGTGTTGCGCATGTGGAAGCGCAGCATCTGAAGGTCAAAGAACGAGCGCTGAAGCAGAGCGAAGTCTGCCGGGTTGTTGCTCTGAACAGCGCGCTGTGCAAGCCTGTGCACCTGACGCAACTGTCCCTGAAGCGCCAACTGCACCGTGCTGACGAACGCAGGCAGTTCGGTGTCGATGCGGCTGACGTCGTTCATCCGTGCCCACATCGAAGCGATGCCCTGCGACAGGTCGTCGGCATCGTTCATCAGCAGTTCGTTGAACAGGGACAGCGAGCGACGGGTCAACTGGTCGCGCGTCGCCGGGCCGCCAAGCATGTTGCGGGCCTCCATCTCCCGCGCCAGCGACTCGAAGTACGCCATGTAGATCAGCGGATCGTCCGGGTTCTCGAAGAACCGGAGGTTGTCACGGATGTGCTCGCGGCGCGCGTCGATGTCGGCAAGTTGACGGGTCGCGTCGGCGTCGCCAGCGGCTGCGCGCGTGCGCAGGTCTGCCATCTCCGTCGGCGTCAGGTTGCGTCCATCGGGCGATGCAAACGCGCGCTCGCGGTCGGTTCCGCGACGGAAGCGGCCCGTGGCCGGATCGCGCATCGTCGGCCTGCCGTCGAACACGTGCATGCGCGCCGTGCCCAGCGCGTCATTCGGGTTGATGACCTGAAGCCAGTCCTCTCCGTTCGACTGCGCCTGCTGGATGCGAGCGATGACCGCAGAGTGGTCAATCGGCATCAGATATCGGCCCGGCGCGTACTGGATCGGAAGGTCGGTACGGTAGTACAGGTTCTCAAGCAGGCGCCGCGTGTCGGTCGGCACGCCAGTAGACGCAGGTGCGTTGCGGGCGACGCGCCATTGGTCGCGCAGCCACGACGCCATGATCAACTGCTCGTCGCGTCCGACGCCAGCAAGCCGGGCCGGAACGGCAGTACCGTCCTGCAACAGGGAGACAAGGTCGTCGGCGAATGCCTCTTCCTGCGCGCGAGTCCACGTTCCGTTGACGACGCCGTATGCCTGCTCGAATGCGTCGATGGTGGTGTCGGGGATTCCGGCACGGCGCTCAATCGGAAGGTTGCGGTTGAGCAACTGATTGCGCAGAGCGTGGCCGAACTCATGGGTTGCCGACACGATGTCGGGCATGTTCAGCCCGGCGATGAACGCGATGCCAGTCTGCTCTTCGATTGCAGCCACGGCGCGCGCCTGTGCGCCCGACGTGTTGAAGAGAATCTTGGTGCCGTCGTTGGGGTTTACATTCGGCGCTTGGGCAGAAACATCACCATCAGTCGCTCTGACTGCTCCGGCTCCGACGGCATCTTCGATTGACTGTCCATCGGGGGCTGCGTCGATGCCTGTGGCTGCATCTCGCTTCCGCTGGGAGTTGCGGTAGATTCGATCTTGAGGGCTGTCGGGCTGCCACTTGCGGGCGACTGCTTCGGTTGCATTCTCCGTTCCTTCTGCCGCAGACTGCGGCCCAATCAGTTCATCGAACTGATGCGAATGATAGACGTCGATCTCGACGTCGAGCGACGTTGCGCGACCACCGTTATTGAGGAACGGCTTCTTCTTCGTCCGCTCGACAAGCGCGTTGAACTGTCGCTTGCGCTTGGTAATCATCGACGCGATCTCCGCAGCAGTCGCTCCGGTATCGGACATGGCGATGATCTGCGGATCGAAGTCGGGTACGTAGATGGATCGCGCTCGCGTGATTCCGTTGACGTTGTTCGTAGCGCGTTCGGCGGCTGACTCGAACTGCATGCCGAACTCCGCAAACGAATCGCGAAGGCGCTTGACTTCGGGCGAGGTTTCGGACAGCGGATTCGCAAACTCAAACTCGACGCCGATGGTTCGAGCGGTATCGACGGTCGTCCCTTCAGCCACCGTGACTGGCTGGACATCAGCAACCTTCTGACCGCCCTTCGCTTTTGGAGTCACCTGCACTTCCGCTCCGGTCAGCGGCGTGACGATGCGGGCGACATAGAACGCCTCGCTATCAGACTCCTTTGCGTGCTTTGCCATGCGGCTGACGACCGCGTCCGCGCTGGCCTGATTCAGTTGCCGCTTGTTGCCAGTCTTCGGGCCGACGATGTTCGTGCCCTCGAAAGGCCCGCCTTCAAGCGGCATCTCGTAGTTGACGATGCCGACGTCGACGATGAAGCCGTTGGCATCGCGACCAGCGACCGTGCCGTTTGCAAGCGTCGCGCGCTTGAACAGCATGTTCG